GGCTGCAGGCGGTGCTGTCAGTAGTTTCATTGATCTTGAAGGAACTGCGAAGTCTGAAGCAGAGTTAGTTCAGAAGTATCGCACTATGATGCAACAGCCTGAAGTTCAAATGGCTGTAGATGATATTATAAACGAATCCGTCAATATCACATTTGACCAGAAACCTGTTGAATGTGTTACAGACGATGTTGATTTGCCAGACAATATTAAAAAGAGAATTAGAGAAGAGTTTGACAACTGCCTTAAACTGTTAGACTTTTCAAATTATGGCTATGATATCTTTACGAAGTGGTATGTAGATGGTCGCTTGAACTATCACGTAATGATTGATGAGAAGCAACCTAAAAAAGGTATTCAAGAATTACGCTACGTAGACCCACGTAAAATTAGAAAGATTAGAGAGTTTGAAAAAGAGAGAACTGCTACAAACGGCAATAGCGGCTTCTTCAAACGAGTTAAAAACGAATATTATATTTACAATGATAAGGGCTTTAACAATACGTCTAGCACCAATATTGGTCAGGGCTATGACTTAAACAATACAAATGCTTCTGGCTTGCGTATTGCAAAAGACTCTATCATTAACTGTAACTCTGGTTTATTGAACGAGGCAAACACTCTTGTATTGTCTCACTTACATAAGGCTTACAAGCCTCTAAATCAGTTGCGCATTATGGAAGATGCAGTCGTTATCTATCGTATCTCACGTGCGCCTGAAAGAAGAATTTTTTATATCGATGTAGGTAATCTGCCTAAGATGAAAGCAGAACAGTATCTACGTGATATGATGACGAAACATAAGAACCGTCTTGTCTATGATGCAAACAGTGGCGAAGTCAAGGACGACAGACGCCATATGTCAATGACAGATGATTTTTGGCTACCTCGTAGAGAAGGTGGTCGTGGGACAGAAATTACAACGTTACCTGGCGGACAGAATTTAGGCGAACTAGAGGATGTCGAATATTTCCAGAAGCGTCTATACAAAGCGTTGAATGTTCCTATTTCACGCTTAGAAAGTGATAGCGGATTCTCTCTTGGACGTGCATCTGAGATTAGCCGTGACGAAGTTAAGTTTAGTAAGTTTATTCGTAGACTACGTGCCCGTTTCTCAATCTTGTTTGACAAGATCCTAGAGAAGCAACTTATTCTAAAGGGTGTGATTGCACCAGAAGAATGGGCAGGTATTCAAGCAAATCTACGATACGACTTTATGTCTGATAACCATTTTGAGGAACTGAAGCAAGCCGAAATTCTTCAGAACCGTCTACAGATTTTGCGTGATATTGACGAATACAAAGGTGAATACTACTCTAAAGAATGGATTCGTAAGAACGTATTGTTTATGTCTGAAGACGAAATTAATGAAGTTGATAAGCAAATCGAGGCTGAAGGTCCCGCTGAAGACGAAGAATCAGACAATAATGATTTTGCATAAATAAATGTAGATTAAAAAAGGGAGTATTCCAATGAGCATTAAAGACCTAATTGACCAGGCATATAACAAAGATGCAGGAGCATTTGAGCAAACATTTGACGCCATCATGAGCGAAAAAATGTCAAATGCAATTGGCGCAAAATATGACGAAATGTTTGGCGCACAAGAAGAAGTTGAAGAAGAAGTCGTAACTGAAGACGAAGAAATTCTTGACGAGTCCAAAGATGAAGAAGAGGACGAAGACGAGGATGAAGATGAGTCTGAGGAAGAAGACGAAGACGAAGACGAAGATTAATCACAAGGTGCAGTCAAATGAAAACGTTTAAAGAAATGCTCGGTGAGACAGTAGACAAGATTAAGTCTCCTGACGAGCAAAATTTTGTAGACAAACACGTTATTGACAAGAAGGATCATCCTGTTGCCAAAGACGACCAGTTTGTTGCAAAAACAAACAAAAAGAAACGTAAGGCTGACCATGAAGATGATGAAGCAGTCTATGAAGAGCGCATGATTGAATGCCCAGATTGTGGCGAGTCTTATGCTAAGGGCGAAGACCATGAGTGCGACATGGAAGAAACTGTTTCAGAAGCAGAAATGTCAGACGCACAAATGAAGAAGCGTGAAGAGATTGTCAAGTCTATGAAAGACAAGATGGGCGACTTCAAAAAGCGTTATGGCGATAAAGCAAAAGATGTTATGTATGCCACTGCCACTAAAATGGCAATGAAAGAAGAAGCAGAAGAACTTGCAGAAACTTTCAGCAAAGGCAAACTAACACTAAGAGACCGTTCTACTGTTACTTTATCTGCACAAGACGCAATGGCGCTTAACGCTCTTATGGGTTCATTAAATGACCGTAATATGGAAAAGATGGACCAGAAGATGATGAAGAATAAAAAAGGCTTCCAAGAAATTCTTAGTTTCGCTAGAGAGGCAATGTAATGACTTTATTAATCAAAGAAATTGTTGAAGAAGTTCAATACATTGCTGAAGATATCCTTGATGAAGAGGGTAACAAGCAAGGTAAGAACTACTTCATTGAAGGTATCATCATGCAGGGTGATATCCAAAATAGAAACGGACGTATTTACCCTAAAGAAACGCTAATGCGTGAAATGAGTCGTTACAACAAAAACTATGTTGAAGCGAAACGTGCGTATGGCGAACTAGGACATCCTGCGGGACCAACTATTAATCTTGACCGTGTATCTCATATGTTCACAGAACTAAGAGAAGATGGCTCAAACGTCATTGGGCGTGCGAAAGTCATGGACACACCAATGGGTAAAATCGTGAAGAACCTCATTGATGAAGGCGCTAACCTTGGTATCTCATCACGTGGTATGGGTTCTATCAAAAAGAACAAGCAAGGCATTATGGAAGTTCAAAACGACTTCATGCTTGCTACAGCGGGAGATATCGTAGCAGACCCATCTGCGCCTGACGCATTCGTTAGAGGCGTCATGGAAGGTGTTGACTGGGTTTATGATGTCGCTTCTTCTACATGGACAGTTGCTAATACCTTTGACCAAATTGAAGAAGAGATTAAAGAGATTGCAAAAGTTGACCCACGTAAGTTGGAAGAACAGGCTGCCGCAATTTTTGAAAAGTTTATCAAATCACTGTCAAAAACATGATTATTATAAATATAGAGAACAATATTACTTGTTAAAGGAGAAGTCAAATGAGTGAAGAACTAGAAAACAAACTAGATTTGGAACTTGACGAAGCAAAGGCAACTGGTGAAGATTCTGAAAACATGGATCCAGTAACACCAGCCGGCGGTTCGCCAAAGGGTAAAAATCGTAAGGCTGATAAAAATCAGTCAGTAGATCCAAATGCAGAAAAAGTTGCAGACGAAGGTCCTTCAAAAGGCACCAACGACACTGGACTTAAGGAAGCGTTTGCTGGACTATTTGAAGGTCAAGACCTTTCTGAAGATTTTAAAACGAAAACAGTAGCAGTATTCGAAGCCGCTGTTCACGAAAAAGTGCTTGCAGAAAAGGCAACTCTAGAAGAAAAATTTGAAGCGGATCTGGCTGAGCAGGTTGAAGCCGCCGTAGACGATCTAGTAGAAAAGGTTGACTCATACCTTGACTACGTGATTGAAAACTGGATGGAAGAGAACACAGTAGCAGTAGAAAGCAACATTAAAGTTGAAGTCGCTGAGTCTCTACTAGACAGTCTAAAAGGTCTAGTTGTTGAACACAATCTTTCAATTGATGACGAACAGCGTGACGCTATCGCAGAAATGGAAGAAACTCTTGAGGAGCAAAAGGCTAAATACAACGAAGTCGTTGAAGAAGTCATGTCTCTAAAAGAAGAGAAGAAGCAACTAGAACTGGCTAACGCTTTCAAATCCATCTCTGAGGGTCTAACAGATACTCAGGTTGAGAAACTTGGAGTTCTGGCAGAAGGTGTATCTTTCGAGACAGTCGAAGACTACTCAAAGAAACTAGAAGCCATTAAAGAAAACTACTTCACTGAGTCAGTTGCACCAGTTGCAGATGAAGCAGAACTTCTTGAAGAGGAAGTTGAAGAGGTTTCTAAGCCTGCTATTGATCCAACTATCGCCCGCTATGCCGATAGCATTGGTCGTCTTGCAAAATAAGTTTTTTATAAATAATAAAAGATAAAGTCTCAAAAAGGAGAAAATCAATGAGAAACGAAGAACTAATGAAAAAGTGGGGCCCAGTGCTTGAGCATTCAGCACTCTCACCAATTCAGGACAAGCATCGTCAAGCCGTAACAGCAACCTTGCTTGAAAACACAGAGAACGCTCTTAAAGAGGGTTCATCATACTCGCCATCTTCACTTCTAACAGAAGCAGAAGTTGGTCCAGTAAACCACACCGGTGAAGTTCAGAACTACGACCCAGTTCTTATCTCACTAGTCCGTCGTGCGATGCCAAACCTAGTTGCATACGACATTGCTGGCGTTCAGCCAATGACTGGTCCAACAGGACTAATCTTCGCAATGCGTTCAAACTACGTTGATGCGGCAAACAACTCTGTTAAGACTGAAGCGTTCTACAGCGAAGCAGACACAGACTTCTCAGGTGCTGGCACACAAGCGGGCTCAACTGGTAACGCTGCAACTGCTAATACTGGCACAGGTATGGCAACTTCAGCGGCTGAGCAACTTGGTTCAGCAGGTGGCGGCGATTTCGCAGAAATGTCTTTCCAAATCGACAAAGTGTCGGTCA